TGAGAAAGATATAAGCAGCGTTGTAAGTTCTTTGAAGTGTTTCTGTTCAAACAGAATGAACAAGTATTACAGAAACTACAGACGTTATAACTACACACCAAACGCAAGTCTTAGAAATATCTCAAATCCTTCTGTAGTTGGTTATTATGAACAACCAAACGAAATTGAAGAAGATACAACACCAACACCACAGATTAATGTTATTAAATCTTGTATTGATACTCTTACAAGCAAGATTGCACAGTCAAAGGTAAGACCATTCTTTAATACTCAGAATGGAACTTTTAAAGATATTCAGACTGTAAAACAAGCACAGGCATTCTTTGACCTTTACTATGATTTGCAGAACGTAAACAAGAAGGTATCTGAATGTTTCCGTAATGCTTGTATTTTCGAGAAAGGTGTTATTTACATCAATGAAGTATCAAAAGATATTTATAACGTATTGCCTTGGCAAGTTTATGTAAGACCAGCAGAAGTAACTTATGGAAAAATTACTCGCGTATATTACGAGAGAGAAGATTATCCTACAACACTGTTGGAAGATTCTTTAATTAAAAAAGCACAAGTAGAAAACTCTGATTATGTTTTATACGGTGTTTACTACGATACTTTTAATCACATCAAAGCAGAACTTATAAACGGTAATGTGGTTAGCCTTACTGATTATAACGCTAACAAAGTTCCTTTTATTTTCATTCATTATTGTTCACCGGTCCTTGGTGATACATCACAGTCTATTGTGGACATGCTTAACTCTATTCAGTTGGAAATAGACAACTTGATGATGAAAATTAAAGACGCTTCACAGCTTAATCCGGCCATGACCTTCTGGGTGCCGAAAGGATCAAGTGTAAAAGTTACTCAGCTTAATAACAGGGTTGGACAAGTTGCAGAATATAACGCAACTCCTAACATGACCGGTTCTCCTGTAACTGTTGCAACACCAGCGTTTATTGACCCTCAATACATGCAGTTGGTTGAAGAACTAAAACAGAGTGCTTATGAGTTAGTTGGTATTTCTCAACTTTCTGCTATGAGTACAAAGCCTACAGGCTTAGACAGTGGTGTAGCACTTTCAACAATGGAGAACATAGAAAGTGATAGATTTGAAACACAACTTAATCAAGTTATTCGCGCGTATGTGGATATTGCAAAAACTTGTTTGGAGATTTTTCCACCAGAAGAAACAATACTCCCGGAAGACAATCACCGCTTAAGTATCAAGTGGAAAGATATTGTCGAAGAGTCAAACAAGATGGTTGTACAGTTCAGCGCTGCGGATAGTCTATCTAAAGACCCTTCTACAAAACTGCAACAGTTACAAATGCTTGCTCAAACCGGAATTATCCCTACTACAAGAATTGCTCAGTTTATGGAACTTCCCGACATTCAGAGTGGTTACTCACTTTCTAACAATGCTATTAATGCGGTTCTCACTTGCATTAATGATTGTATTGAAAAAGATAAGTTTACTGTACCTGATTACATACCTTTCCAAATGCTCAAAGAAGAAATCATAAACACACAGTTATCTTTGAAAGCTGCTTCAAGCGATACAAACGACAACCAAAAAGACATAGACAAACTTACAAAACTCTATGAAGAAGTTGAACTTAAAGAAGCAGATTGGCAAGCAGACCAGAACTTAGAGGAAATGGAGTCACAGACAACAGAAGAAGGAATTCCAATTTCTGAAAACGTACTCACACAAGAGGCAAACATGACGCAAGTTCCTATGGGTGACATGGCCGGTGCTGATATGGACATGAACACACCTGATGGAAGCGCAGCTTTAGGACAGTGGAACGCTCCAACTGCTATGTAGTGTATAAAAAAGTAGACAGTAATTGTTTACTAATGAATAAAAGGAGTTGTTATGGAAAACGATATCTATGACATCTTAAACAGTTACAAAGAGGCTATCGACTTACTTGTATCGAAAAATGACGAACTCGTAGGAATGAATCAGGCTCTTTCTGAAAGAGTAGACAAACTCGAAACAATCTTGTTTGACGAAATCTTAGAACCGGCTCGACTCTCTCTTGAAGCAGATGACAGAAACAGACGCTTTGAAGAGTTCAACGACAAGTACGGTGAGAGACTTGGCGCATACGATAAAGTCATAGGCGCTGCAGAAGGAAATCCGGAATTCTCAATGGCGCAGAACGCTTTTGACGAATACGAAAAACTTCCAGAACCTAGACCGGACTCAGATGTGTTTGTTGATGGTTTGATTGAAACTGTTGAAGAACAGATTGATTCTATCAAAGAATCATTGGGTATTGAACCGGACGCTAAAGTTGAGATTACTCAGGACGAGGAAGGCAACACAGAAATTAAAGCAGACGGTGAAGTTGTAGCCTCTGAGGAAGAGACAACTACAACAGAGGAAGGAACTGAAACACCTACAGAAGAAGGTGTACAGGGAGAACTTGATTTTTCAGACGATGAAGAACGCGAAGATGATCCCGAAGAAATCAGAAAGTATGAAGAGGAATTGGCAAAACTTGCCTAACTTCTCATAGGGTAAAAAAAATAATAAAGGAGATTTAGACTATGGCTATATCTGCTAACGCTAGCGTTCTCGCTATGCTTAAAGTTTATTACAAAAAAGAAGGTATTCAGAACCTTCTTTTTAGAAACTCTCCACTCCTTAAGAAAATGAATAAGGAAAGAGTTGAAGGTAAGGAACAGCGTTTCGCTGCTATGTACTCTCGTGGTGGTGCTGCTGGTGGTGACTTTACTGCTGCTAAAAATCAGGCTGCTACAGTTGCTAAAACTGCTGAGTTCTGCGTAACACCAGGACAGTTGTTTAGCGTTTACTCAATGAACGCTAAAGAAGTTGCAGCTTCACGCTCTAACGCTGGTTCTTACATGCGTGTTGGTGGTGCTAAAATGTTTGCTGCTTCTGAGTCTTTCCGTAAGACTTTGGCTGCTGCTCTCTATGGCTCTGGCTATGGTGAACTTTGTGCAGTTCCTACAGGCGGTTGGTCTTTCACAGCTTCTACAGATACATCAATCACACTCCCAGAAGACGCTATTATGAAGATTGATGTAGGTTCAAAACTTGTTGTAAAAGCAACAAAAACGACTGCTGAAACTTCTGCAACAAATACACTTACAGTAAAGGCTATCAACGGAACTACTGTAACTGTTACACCTTCTGCAAACGATGACCCAAGCGCTGGTGAAATTGTTTGTCTTGCTGGCTCTATGGAATCTTCAAATCCACTTCTTCCTGTTGGTCTTGATGGTTGGTTACCTGTTCTCAAAAAGAGAAGTGGTGAGACATGGGCCGGATACATTGATGACTTGTTCTTTGGTGTAGACCGTTCAGTAAATCCTGACCGCCTCGCTGGTGCATTCTTTGACAATACAGGTGCAGCAAGCGCAGCGACACAGACAAAGAAGTACGCTGTAACTCAGCTTATCAAGAAACTTCGCAGACAGGGTTCTTTGTGTGATATGATCGTAATGAATGATGATGACTTCCTCGCTTTCTCTCAGGAAATCGAAACAACAAATACATTCTTTACACAGACTTCTACAAAGGGCAAGAAAGAAGCTACTGTTGGATTCTCTGACATTTCTGCTGCTTTCTCTACAAACTATGTAGAAAACATCATTGATGACCCATATTGCCCTAAGGGACGCTACTATGTTCTCTCTTCTGACGCTGTAGAGTTCTGGGGATATACAAACGTTGAAAAGGCCGTAAATGATGGTATCGAAGGTAACAACGCTGGAAAACAGGACCCTATGTCTATGGACGGAGACGACAAAGCAAATGACCCTCTCCAGCTTCTTGTTGATGACCTCTTCACTATCAGCGGTGGCTCTGACACTGTAGATGGTCCGGCAACAATGGTTACACTCAATCTCTTTGGTTCGTTCGTTGTAACAAATCCAAGTGTTTGTGGTGTTGGTGAGTTCTACGGTTCAACAGACTTTGCTTGTGCTTAATCTGTTGAAATAACATACTAAACAACCAATAAGAAAAGGTAGGTAGGTGGTAAAACTTACCTACCTTTTTTATTTTAAGGAGATTAAAAATTATGAGTGGATTTTGGGACGCTAATTACAATATTACAAAATTAAGTAAAGACGCTGAGGGAAATATTACAGAACTTGAACTCAACGGAAGACCTGTTGAAGTTGGTAGCGCAACTCTGGAGAACAACAAGACCGCTACTATTGATGTTTCAACTTATACCGAGCCGGTTGTAATTACACCTACAAGCGGAAAAGACGGAATGAAGAAGGCTACTGTTACACTGTCTAATATTCCAGAAGCAGACATTGACGGTATTTATGTTTCTATTGCCAGTTTATATTCTAGTATTTTTGTATTGTTATCAAATGCAAGTTTGACAGATATAAAACATTATAGCGGTGAAGCGACTACGCTTGAAACTGCCTTGGCAGATACAGAGGGTTGGAGTGATTGGTCTGCTTCTGCTGTTTTCTCAAGTCATGTAGGCAATACTTACAACACACTTTTAGAGAACGCTGGAGACAGTACTTTCACACAGTTTACTTCTGGTACTGATAGTTATGCTTTTAGTGATAGTGATATTACAAGCACATTTGCTAAACTAACTAAAATAAACTAATAGTTTAAGGAGATATTAGGAATGGATAAAATTAAAGCATTCTTTCAGAACAAAATTGTAAAAATTGTTTGTTGGGTTGTTTTGGCATTCGATGTAGTTGGACTTATTCTTGGTGGTGCTTCGGTTGCTGAAATTGGAAAAGGTACAGAACTTGTAGCCGGAATTATTTCCGCTGTTGCT